CTTAGTAGACGATGTAGTCAAACTTAGAGAACCTTTGGCAGATATTCGTAACATTAAAACAGAAGATACACTACATTACCGTAAAGGTCAATTAGATATTATTGATTGGTTTCTGGGTCTTAAAGAGATTTCAGAGAAAGCCTATCAAGAACTAAAGGAATAACCATTGCCGACATATGAATATGTTTGTAAAGAAGGCCACAGATTCGACAAGATAGTTAAGATGGATGATAGAAATAAACCTCTTGAATGTCCCGAATGTGGTTCAACAGCTAACATGGTTGTATCGGCTGTTATGAGTAAACTAGACGGAACTGATCCTAGTATGCCAGGTGCGTACTTAAAGTGGAGCAGAGATAGAGAGAAGCGGTCTAGGGGTAAAAATGGATAAAGACCACTTATCCAAAGAAGAAGCTAGAAAACTTCATATGAAAGAATATAAAAAAGTTTATAGCGTCTTAAACAAAGAGAAGATAAAGGAAGCTTCTGCTAGATACAGAAGAGAGAATGACGATAAAATAAGACATGGTGTTTATTTAAGGGCATTTGGGATTTCTATAGAGGAGTACTACAGAAAACTAGAAGATCAAAATGGTACTTGTGCTATTTGTAAACAACCTGAAACAAAGAAACACAGTAATGGTACTGTTTATAGATTAGCAGTAGACCACGATCACACAACAAATGTAGTAAGAGGTTTGCTTTGTACCAAATGTAATATGGCACTAGGTTTATTCGCTGACAGTGCTATTTTATTAAATAGAGCATCAGAGTATCTTAAAGAGTACGAGGATAATTGTAACGTACCCTCCCTTTAAGAAGGTGTAAGAAGTAAAGGTAAAGTCTTACTACCAAGACCCCTTTTGTAATATCCTATAATCTAAAGAGACAGGAAAACATGGCAGAGATTTTTGATGATCTGATTGAAGAAGAAGGTACACCCATTGAAGAATTGGTGGAACAACCTGCACCCGAACAAAAAGAAGAAGAAGCGATCCCTGAGAAGTTCAAGGGTAAATCAGCTAAAGACATTGCAGATAGTTATACTAATCTTGAACGTGAGTATGGTAAGAAAGCCCAAGAAATTGGGGAACTCCGTAAACTTACCGACCAAATCCTCCGACAACAAATCACACAAACAACAAACAAAGAGACACCTAAAGAAGAAGTAGATGATGCAGACTTCTTCGTTGACCCTCAAAAAGCCGTACAACGGGCGATTGAGAATCATCCCAAGATTAAACAGTATGAACAACAAGCTGTATTGGCTCAACGACAAGCAAACCTTGAACGGTTTACTGCAAAGCATAACGATTATGAAGAAGTGTTGAAGGAAGAGGATTTCCAGCAATGGGTTGGTTCATCCCCTGTACGTCAACGACTGTTTGCACATGCTAATGCTAATTATGATTTTGAAGCTGCCGATGAGATTTTCGGACAGTATAAAGAACGTAAGCAACTTATCAATGGTGCTAAGCAACAACACTCTGACAATCGTGAAGCTGCATTGAAAGCATCCTCTGTACCTGCTGGCAACAGTAGCTCAGAAACTTCCAAAAAGGTCTATCGGCGTTCTGACTTAATCCGTCTTAAAATGACCGACCCTACACGATATGATTCACTTAATGATGAAATCCAACTGGCATATCGAGAGGGGAGAGTTAAATAATATAAAGGAATTACAAAATGGCTCTTGGCTCTAATCACGCAACAATCACTACCGCAGCAAATTTTATCCCCGAGCAGTGGTCCGACGAGACTATTGCTACCTACAAGGCTAAACTTGTTCTCGGTAATCTCGTAACTAAAATGTCTTTCAAAGGTAAGAAGGGTGATACGCTTCATATCCCTGTACCCGCCCGTGGTAGTGGTTCTGTTAAAGCTGCAAATGCTCAAGTAACTATTATTGCTGATACTGCTGGTGTTGTCAACCTGTTGGTTGATAAGCATTACGAATACAGTAAGATGTATGAAGATATTGCTGAACTGCAAGCCTTGTCGTCTATGCGCCGTTTCTACACTGACGATGCTGGTTATGCCCTGGCTAAACAAGTTGACCAAGACTTGATGCTGTTGGGTCATGGATTTAATGGCGGTGCTACTGCTGCTTCTGCAACCCTGTATGAAACTGCTGTTCTTGGTGGTGATGGTTCTACTGCTTTCAGTGGTGCTGCTAATACCAACACTGGTAACGGTACTGCTCTGACTGATGCAGCTATCCGTAAGATGATCCAAACC